TTTTATTCTGTGCTTACAGAATAAGTAAGAAATCTTAAAGGAGAAAAGTATGTGCTTACCAAAACCAAAAGTAGACCCGAATGTTGCTGAGCTAACAAGACAACAGCAAGCTGATGCAGATGAAGCGGCAAGATAAGTGCAGTTAGACATCTCTAGGCAAAAGCAAGAAGATAAAGATTTGGCTATTACAGACATAGCAGCTAAAAAATTAAGAAGAAGAGGTGGCTCTGGCGGTAGAAAGCGTTACTCAATGCTTAACCCATCATCAGGAAGTACTTCTAATTTTGGCCAAAGGTTTAGTTAATGGAATCTTCAAGCAACTATGGTGACGACCCAGTTGCCAAGAAGTATATGGATAGGTACGAAAAAGCAAAGGCTCTAAGGGAAAACTTTGTGCCTTTGTTCGAGGAGTGTTACGAGTACGCGCTACCTATGAGGGAGTCTTTTTATAGTGAAAGTATTGGTCAAAGAAGAGATGATAAGATATTTGACGAGACTGCTGTGGTGGGTGTACAGGAGTTCGCTTCTCGTTTGCAGTCTGGTATTGTTCCCAATTTTGCTAGGTGGGCTGACCTTGTGGCTGGTTCTGAAATTCCTAAAGGAGAGCGTGACCCAATTAACAACGACCTCGATGAAGTAACAGAGTATGTATTTGAAATAATACAGAACTCTAATTTCTCTCAAGAGGTGCATGAATCATTTATGGATTTAGCTGTAGGCACTGGTGTACTTGTTGTTGAAGAAGGTGATTCCTTAAACCCAGTAGTGTTTTCTGCTGTTCCTCTGCCTCATGTTGTTCTTGATACTGGGCCAGATGATAAGATTGACCATGTATTTAGGGAAAGAAAGAAGATTAGGTTTGACCAAATACCTCAGTTATACCCTAATTCTGCTATGCCACCAAAGATTACTGACAGGATTAGTAACGCTGGAGACCAAACAACTACATTATTAGAGCTTGTTTGCAGAGATTACAGTACTAAAAACGAAGAAGCTTACCTACATTACGCTATATGTATGACTACAAAGTGTGTTGTTTACTACGAAAAGATGTCAGGTGTAGGGTCTAATCCTTTTATTTGCTTTAGATGGAGCAAGTGTGCTGGTGAAGTATATGGTCGTGGCCCACTAATGAACGCTCTTAGTGCAATTAAAACTACTAACCTTACTATTGAACTTATCTTAGAGAACGCACAGATGTCTATCTCTGGGATTTATCAGATGGAAGATGACGGTGTAGTAAACGTAGATACTATCCAGCTAGTTCCAGGCTCTATCATACCAAAGGGCATAGGCTCTGCTGGATTGCAACCTATACAAGCCGCTGGTAACTTTGATGTAGCACAGTTGGTACTAAGTGACATGAGATTGAATATTAAACGTGCATTATACAACGACATGTTAGGCAATCCTGACAGAACACCAGCTTCAGCAACCGAAGTTGCAGAGAGAATGGCTGATTTATCACGCAGAATGGGGTCTGCATTTGGTAGATTACAGGCAGAATTAGTGCAACCTGTGCTTCAAAGGCTAATATATATCCTTAAAAAGCAGGGTAGAATAGAAATTCCTGTAGTAAATGGTAGAGAAGTTAAGGTAAAATCTGTATCTCCACTAGCACAAGCTCAAGCAAACCAAGATATAAGTTCAGTATCTAGGTTCTTAGAGCTGGTTGGTGGTGTGTTTGGCCCAGAAATGTTAAACATGTTAATTGATGGCGAAGAAACAGCAGTGCATTTAGCTAAGAAGTTTGGTGTTCCTGATGCTTTGATTAGGGATGAAGAGCAACGCAAGCAAATTGCAGAGGCTGCGGCACAGATGGCACAAATGCAACAGATGCAAGGCCAGCCTCAAGGTCAACCAGAAGAACAGGAGCAAATGATTGCCCAGTAAAGTTAATATTGGAGTCGATGGTTTTCAAAGAGATACCAATAAAGATACACAGATAAGTAAAAATATAGCTTCCTTGCTAGAGTCTCCCACTGGCAAGGAAGTCTTAAAGTATTTACGCTCTATAACAATAGAGATGGTAAATGGCCCGAATGTTACAACTGAGGAATTGCGTCATTTGGAAGGTCAGAGATATATAGTTGGTCTTTTAGAGAGGCGCATACAACATGCACATAGGAAAAATCAATGAATGAAACATTATTAGATACACAAACAGAAGAAGTTGCAGAAACAACTGAGGCAGTAGAGCCAGTAGAAACTACTGACAGACCAGAATGGTTGCCTGAGAAATACAAAACAGGTGAAGACCTAGCCAAAGCTTATAAAGAACTAGAATCTAAGCTAGGTAATAAAGATGAAACTCTTCGTAAAGAAATAGAAGAAGAGTTTAATAGAACTAAGTATGAGAATCGTCCAGAAAACAAAGGTGATTACACATTACCTGAGGGCATAGACGAAGGTGAAGCTATTGAAAGTGAGCTGTTACAGTGGTGGTCTGAACATTCATTTGAGAATGGCTATGGTCAGGATGTATTCTCTGCTGGTATTGAAAAGTATATGAACGCTATTGCTGGTAATGAAGTTAACATTGACGATGAGATGATTAAACTAGGTGACCAAGCTTTAGACAGAACTAATGCAGCTAGTGCATTTGCTAATAAGTTTTTCCCTGAGGAGTTAATGCCAGCAATAGAGCGCATGGCAGAGACCCATGAAGGTATTGTTGCCTTAGAGCATATTATGGAAAACATGAAAGGCGCGTCATTAAATTCTACTACAGATTCAGTAGATAAAATTAATGAGTCTGATTTAAGAACTATGATGCTTGACCCTCGATACCACAATGTAAGTCAACGTGACCCTGCTTATGTTAAGACTATAGAAGACGGATTCAAGAAGCTTTATGGCTGATTGGCTTATGAAGCAGGGGCTTTTAACCCTAGTTCCTGCTCATATGAAACACGTTATTCCTCTCTCAGAAACACTTAGTGAAGAAAATAAGTTTGAGTTATCTCTATTTAACAGAGAACCTTTAGATTTTTTTATGGAATTTGTTAGAAAAAAGAATGTTTATGTAGTTGAGAAAGCTAATAAACCACTAGGCATTGTAGGTGTAGAGCCTGACGGCTATCAAACTGGGCTAATGTGGGCAATGTTTGCAGAAGATATGCAGAAAAATTGGTTTAGTTTTTTAAAAGCATCCCCAAAGTTAGTAGAATTTCTACATGGAAACTATTATAAACTTAATATGAACATATTAGAAAGCAATGAGCGCATAATACAGTGGGCAATTTGGCTTGGATTTGACGTTGATGTTGTAGTTGATGGAGAAAATATTAATTATGTTCATTTTGTGCGTTGCAATTTGTCAAAAAAAAATGTTTATAATTTAGAATCACGGCCTGTAATACATTGAGTAGCCCTTTTGGATACCTACAATGACCATGTGAAGCAGACACCCACGATATAAATAATTGTGCAACTTAATGAAAGGTAGCTGTAATGGCAAACTCAATAGACACAGCCTTCATCAAACAGTTCGAGTCCGATGTGCATTTAGCGTATCAGCGTATGGGTTCTAAACTGCGTAACACTGTCAGAACTACTAACGTAACTGGCAACATAGCAAGGTTCCAAAAAATCGGAACAGGTGAAGCAACAACTAAATCTCGTAACGGTATGGTAACTCCAATGGAGCTAGCTCACACAACCGTTGAAGCAACAATGGCTGACTTCTATGCCGCTGAATATATTGATAAACTCGATGAGTTAAAAACCAATATCAATGAGCGTCAAGCAGTAGCTCAATCTGCAGCTGCGGCCCTTGGTCGTAAGACAGATGCTATTATTGTTGCGGCTCTAGACGCTGGCGCAAACTCTACTCAAATACATGATACAAGTTCTGCTGTTCAAATAGCTGACTTACTATCATTGTTTGAAACAATGGGTGCGGCAGAAGTTCCAGAAGACAACCAAAGATATTTGGCAATGCATCCTAAAGGTTTTGCAGACTTATTCTTAATCGAAGAGTTTGCATCATCTGATTATGTAGGTGAGCAAAATCTTCCGTTTGCTGGTGGAATGACAATGAAGAACTTCTTAGGTCTTAATATTTTCTCAACCAGTGCAATTGCTGGCGGTAAAAATATGGCTTATCACACTTCAGCTATTGGTCTTGGTATTAATGCTGATGTTTCTACAGAGGTAAATTATATCCCTGAGAAAGCTTCTCATTTAACCACTTCAATGATGTCAATGGGGTCTGTTGCGATAGACGACAATGGTATCTACGAAGTTCTTGACAATAACGGATAGTAAAGAAAGGACTTTAAAATGGCTTATGGTGCATCTGGATTAACGCGCATGGCAGGGGGTGGAGGCTACAACATTTGGTATTATTCAAGTGTTGACGCTCTATCAGTTGTTCGCGCATCAGGTTACTTTAATGACGCAGCTGCAATGATGAATGTTGGCGACCTAATTGCTGTATATGATAACAACGCTCCAACAATAGCGTGGACTGTTGTTTTATCTAATACAGGTTCGGTAGTCGATGTTGCAGATGGTACTGCAATTACAGTAACAGATTCTGATTAGAAAAGGAGTGGGGGGTTTAACCGCCCCCTACACTACATATGGCAACACCAGCAAATTCATCAATAGATGTATGTTCGAGGGCTTTAATCCTAATCGGTGCAGAGCCTATAACTTCATTTGAAGACTCTACTAATGAAGCACTTGTTGCTTCTAATATGTATGAGGATATAGCAAGGGCGGCATTAACTAATTGTCGATGGCGTTTTGCAACAGAGCAGGCAGTATTAGGTTTACTATCTGATGCTCCAACAGGGCGATATGATGCAGCGTATCAGTTGCCGTCTAATTTAATAATGTTACATGCGGTAACTGTAGGTGATTTTCCTATAGAGTATCAAACATATGGTGACAAAGTATTTTGTGATGCAAGCAGTACTGAAACTTTAATTGCTGATTATACATTTAGGGCAGTAGAAGTAGACTGGCCTTCGTATTTTACAATAGCAGTTGAATATACATTAGCTAGTATGTTTGCAGTATCAATAGCTAGAGACACAGCTATGGCTGGTATGATGGAAGATAAAGCCGCAGTGTCTATGGCTAAAGCTAGAGCAAGTGACTCTCAGCAACAAACAACTAGAAAATTTAATACTAGTAGGTATATCACTCAAAGGCGTAGTTAATGCGAAAAGTTCGAGTACCAGTAAATAATTTTCAGTTTGGTGAAATAAGTCCGTCAGCAATATCAAGAACAGACTCCGCTGTGTACTCAGCTTCTGCTCAACGTGTAGAAAACTTTCTTCTTAGAAGTGAAGGGGGTGTAATTAAACGTGCTGGCACTGAAAAAATATACAAGTACGATATTACTGTAGAGCAGACATCATTTACAATTACAGTAGCTGACTATGCTAACATTGCTGTTGGTAGTCAAATAAAGTTTTTTACACATGATGGAACAGAAATTACACTAGAGTCTGAAGCGGTTGGTGCTGGTACTCCTACTGCCGCGTCTGGCAATACTCATTATTATAAACCTAATACATCTAATAATGTAACGGCAGACCTTATTTTTACTGCTATTAATGCAATATCAGGATTTACAGTAGCTAATCCAGCAGCAGCAGTAGTAACTGTTAAGAGAGATTTTCCTCAATCTGGCACTAATTTGACAGTAACAACAACAGACAGCACACGATTAGCTGTAACAAATTTTACTGGCGGTGCTGATATGCAAAGTAGGTTAGTTCCGTTTATATTCTCAGATGATTTCCAATATATTGTATCTATAGAA